GTGTTAAGTTGATCAGTGGGGATGAAATCATTGCAGATGTTTCTGAGTTTGATGATGGAAACCTTGTTGTTCTCAGTAAACCTCTACTAATTATGATGGTTCCCCAAGGTCAAAATAACCAGTTTGGCATTGGACTTGCTCCATTCTGCCCCTATGCTAAGGACGGTATTGTTCCTGTTCGTGGTGGTGCAATTGTTTCAATTTTTGACCCAGAAGTTGGTATGCTCAATGAGTATAATACTCGGTATGGTTCGGGTCTAGTCGTTCCAGAAAGCAAAATCATTATATGAAACCATTAATTGCTGCTCTATTTCTGTTCGCTCTGCCGACTGCTGCTAATGCGTCCCCGTGTGATCAGTTCTATCCGAATGGCAAAGAAATCGTAGTACCAAATACTACGGTTCTCTGTAATTCTTTCTATGCAATTGTTTACGACGATGCTCGCAACGCAAACGTTTTCTCAACTGAGATTGCACAGGAACGAGTAAAGAAAACTCCACGTACTGACGACTTCCGTCCAGATAAGCGCATTGCTGACTCGCCAACTCATGCTGATTATACCAACTCTGGTTACGATCGTGGACACATGGTTCCTGCTGCAAATGCAGATGATCCAAAAGAAATGTCAGACACTTTCCTGATGACTAACATGACACCACAGTTGCCTTCGGTCAACCGTATTGCATGGAAGAATCTTGAGGAGCGTGTTCGTTCGGTTCCCTTCAAGTGGGTTGTGACTGGTGCATATTACTCTAAGAATCCAACGTTGGTTGGTAAGAGTAAAGTTCCAGTTCCAGACTTTCTTTATAAGGTTGCATTTTTCGAGAGTGGAAATATTGCAGTCTATATCGTAGACAATCTCGTTCCCAAGTCACAGGTTTCAACAATGAAACTGGAAGAACTAGAAGCAAAGATTGGATATAAACTTCGCTAAATCCCTTTACTTTATGATGTTTTTATGGTATAATATAATTTGATTGATGAGGGATTTACATGAAATTTTATACATGCGCACACCAATATGGTTCTAAGGTTTTAGTCCGAGGAATACATAATGGTGTGCGTTTTATTAAGAGGGAAGACTTCTCCCCGACACTGTATGTGAAGTCGAAAGAACCCAGCAAGTTTAAGTCTCTATATGGAGAGGACTTACAACCTGTAGAATTTGCTGACAACAATGAAGCAAAAGACTTTGTTAAGACCTATGGTGAGGTAGAGAACTTCCCGATCTATGGGCAGACTAATTATGGGTATCAATATATTACCCATACCTATCCTGGAGAAATCCTCTGGGATATTACTCAACTAAACATTCAGACAATCGATATTGAAACTTCTGCCGAACAGGGGTTTCCTGATGTTCAAAATCCCATAGAAGAAGTTCTCCTGATCACAGTCAAGAATCTTAATACTCGGCAGATTATCACGTTCGGTTGTGGTAATTTTGATGACAAGTGTGAGGAAGTCGAGAACCTTCGCGCCCAAGGCAACAAGTTTCTGTATGTCAAGTGCGATAATGAGCGTGATCTCCTCGAGACGTTCATTCGTTTCTACTCTGAGAATTATCCTGACATCATTACAGGTTGGAACTGCGAACTATTCGATATCGCGTATCTAATCTCTCGAGTTGAACGATTGTTCTGCTCTGAAGATGATACAACCATGAAGAAGAAGTTCTCTCCATGGGGACTTGTTCGTCGTAAGAACATAACGATTATGGGTCGCGAGCATGTTTCATATGACATCACTGGTGTTGCCATCATTGACTATCTTGATCTCTACAAGAAGTTTACATATGTTCGTCGGGAGAATTATAAACTTGACTACATCGGTGAGGTCGAGTTAGATCTCAAGAAGATGGAAAACCCATATGACTCCTTCCGAGAATTCTATAGTAAGGATTGGCAGAAATTTGTAGAGTATAACATTCGAGACGTTGAGATCGTTGATGCGCTTGAGCGCAAAATGAAACTGATTGAACTTGTGCTCACAATGGCGTACGATGGTAAGTGCAATTATACGGATGTTTTCTCTCAGGTTCGCACGTGGGATTGTATCATTTACAATCACCTTCATGATTTAAATATTCAGATTCCCCAGAAAAAAGAGAGTCGTGGACGACAGATTGAAGGTGCATATGTCCAGGAACCAAAACCTGGACAGTACGATTGGGTTGTTTCTTTTGATGCGACCTCTCTGTATCCGTCAATTATTATGCAGTACAACCAATCACCCGAGACTATTGTTCCGAATGCAACAAAAGATACAACGGTGAAAGGATTGCTCGGTCAAAAGTATGACCTCGATGATCTCAAGGATGCTGATCATTGCATGACTGCGAATGGTTATTGCTTCACTCGTAAAAAGATGGGAATGTTTCCTGAGATTGTTCAGAAGTTCTTTGATGACCGTCAACGCTATAAGAAGTTGATGATTATCGCACAGAAAGAATATGAACAAACTAAGAATCCTAAACTGAAGAATGACATCTCTAAGTATAATAACTTTCAGATGGCAAGAAAGATTCAATTGAACTCGCTGTTCGGTGCGTTGGCAAATGAATATTTCCGTTATTATGATTCCCGTATTGCCGAGGGTATCACGATGACTGGTCAGTATATTATTCAGAAAGTCGGCACAGCACTTGATGTTTATCTTAATAAGGTCGTAGGTACAAATGGACACAACTACTCTTTCTACAGTGATACTGATTCTTGTTATATTTCCTTGGACCCTCTTGTTCGTAAGTTTTATGGCAATCTATCACGTGATAAACTCATTGATGTTCTCGATAAAATCTGCGAAGAGAAAATCACAGAGGCAATCAACCAGAGTTGTGATCAACTTGCAGACTACACGAACGCATTTCAGAAGAAAATTATATTCAAACGTGAGGCAATCGCGGAACGTGGTCTCTGGGTTGCGAAGAAAAGGTATGCACTTAACGTCTATGACAACGAGGGTGTCCGATACAAAGAACCAAAACTCAAAGTTATGGGTCTCGAAATTGTTCGTTCCTCGACTCCAGCACCTGTTCGCGAGAGTCTCAAGGAAGCAGTAAGACTGGCATTGACAACTGACGAGAAAACTCTACAGAGTTTTATTGAGCATACTCGTATGATGTTTAACAAGTTTGAACCAGAGCAAATCGCATTTCCTCGTGGCGTAAATGGACTGATGAAGTATACTTCTGGTGCAGACATCTATTCCAAGGGAACACCGATACATGTTCGAGGTGCGTTGATGTATAACCATCTGTTGCGTAAGAATAAATTAGATAAGAAATATGAAGTAATTCAAGAGGGAGAAAAGATTAAGTTTCTTTACTTGAAAGAACCCAATCACATTCGTGAGAATTGTATTGCATTCGTTGGAAAGATTCCAAAAGAGCTTGACATTCATCGTTATGTAGATTATAATACAATGTTCGAGAAGAGTTTCTTGGAACCAATTAAACAAATTATTGAAGGTCTTGGTTGGAAAACCGAAGTAACCGCATCATTGGAGGATTTATTTGCATGAGTGAGTTAATTGATAGAATTAAGAAGAACAGCACAATTAAAGAGACTAATGTTCTCTCTCAAAGTAAGTTGTTCAGTACGAAGGATCTAATTCAAACTGCAGTTCCTGCATTGAACGTAGCACTTTCGGGTAAGTTGGACGGTGGTTTGACACCAGGATTGACCATCTTCGCTGGTCCATCTAAGCACTTCAAGACAGCGTTTGCTATGATGCTTCTAAAGAGTTTCCTAGATAAGTATGAGGATGGTGTTGTTCTGTTCTATGACTCGGAGTTTGGTGCACCACAGTCTTACTTTGAGAACTTTGGTATTGATACCAACAAGATTATTCATACACCGATCACCGACATTGAGCAGTTGAAGCACGATATTATGAAGCAAGTCAACGAACTTGAGCGTAAGGATCGTGTCATGATTGTTGTAGACTCTGTTGGTAACTTGGCATCTAAGAAAGAAGTCGATGATGCTCTCGATGGTAAGTCGGTTGCTGATATGACTCGTGCCAAACAGATGAAGTCACTGTTCCGTATGATTACGCCACATCTTACCATCAAGGATATTCCTATGGTCGTGGTCAATCACACTTATATGGAAATCGGTATGTTCCCCAAGGCAATCGTCTCTGGTGGTACTGGTATCTACTACTCTGCTGATAACATTTTTATCATTGGTCGCCAGCAAGAGAAGCAAGGCACTGAGGTAGTTGGTTACAACTTTATTATCAACGTTGAGAAGTCTCGCTTCGTCCGAGAAAAGAGCAAGATCCCAATTGAAGTTACCTTTGAGGGTGGTATCAGTAAGTGGTCTGGTCTGCTCGACATGGCGCTTGAGTCGGGTCACGTGATTAAACCAAGCAATGGTTGGTATCAACGAGTTGATGAAGAAAAGAAGTATCGTCTTGGTGATACTTACAACAAGGAATTTTGGTTGCCAGTCTTGACTGATCCGACATTCGGTACATGGATTGAGTCGCGGTATCGCATGGCAGGTGGACAAATGATGGAGAATGAAAATGTGGCAATTTCTGATGAAGATATTTCGGAAGACTACGAAAACGTGTGATCATTGTGGGTGTGGCATCCATCCTACGAAAGATGCTGCACTCTGTCTTCATGGTGAAGAGAATGGTGTTCCATTCCAGACATACATTTGCGAACCATGCTGTCAGAAAATTTGTAATGAACAAGAACCCCAATTGGAGGATATAAACATTGTCGAAGAAGATTGAGACAATAATTCTAAGTAAGATGTTCTCAGACGAGGACTATACTCGTAAGATCATTCCTTTCTTGCGTGATGAATATTTCCATGATAGTTCTGAGCGTAAATTATTCAACTACATGAATGCGTTTATTGTCAAGTATAATTCTCTTCCGACTATCGAGGCAATTGAGATTGCCGCACAAAATGATACTACTGTAAATGAAAACGAGTTTAAGAATCTAAACGAGAAATTAACTCAAATGGATTCAGATCTCGAAGTTAATTCTAAGTGGTTGCTCGAAGAGACTGAGAAGTTTTGTAAGGATAAGGCAGTTTACAATGCAATCATGAAATCAATTCAGATTATTGATGGTGCTGATAAGAACCATTCGCAGGATGGTATCCCTTCTATCTTACAAGAAGCACTGGGAATTTGTTTCGACAATAACGTTGGACATGATTACCTAGATAATTCTGACTCTCGATTTGAATTTTACCACCGTAAAGAAAACAAACTACCATTCGATCTTGAAATGTTCAATAAGATTACTGATGGTGGACTTCCCAACAAGACTCTGAACATCGCACTTGCTGGCACTGGTGTAGGTAAGTCTTTGTTCATGTGTCACGTGGCAGCAGGAGCATTGGCACAGGGTAAGAATGTTCTTTATATCACTCTAGAAATGAGCGAAGAAAAGATTGCCGAACGTATCGATGCAAACATGATGAATGTAAACATCGGTGAGTTGAAGGATCTTTCTAAGTCTATGTTTGACAATCGTATCGAGAAGATTCGAAACAAGACTGAGGGTAAGTTAATTGTCAAGGAATATCCCACTGCCAGTGCGCACGTTGGGCATTTCAAAGCACTGCTAAATGAATTGGGGTTGAAGCGCAACTTTGCTCCAGATATTGTGTTTGTCGATTACCTTAATATCTGTGCGTCGAGTAGGTTCAAACCAGGAGCAGGTGTAAACTCTTATACATATGTGAAAGCGATTGCTGAAGAACTTCGTGGATTTGCAGTTGAGTTTGATCTTCCTGTTATGTCTGCCACCCAAACAACTCGTGGTGGTTATGCTAACAGCGATGTCGACATTACTGACACTTCCGAGTCTTTCGGTCTGCCAGCAACTGCTGACTTGATGTTTGCTCTAATCTCGACTGAAGAACTTGAGAAGATGGGGCAACTGATGGTCAAGCAGTTGAAAAATCGATACAATGATCCAGGACTAAATAAGAGGTTCATGGTTGGTATCGATCGTGGTAAGATGCGTCTGTATGATCTAGAAGAATCTGCCCAGAAGGGTATTATGGGTTCGGGTCAAGATGATCTGCCAGTGTTTGAGAAAACCACTATCGGTCAACGTCAACGAGATATGTCAAAGTTTAACTTCTAATGAATTTTATCGAATCATACCCTAATGCTCTAAGCATCGAAAAGTGTCAGCAAATCTGTGATACGATGGACGAAATTATCTCTCGTCCAGATCCAGGTTCTGCCTGTATTCTGTCTGATGATTCTTCTCGAACAGATTGGAACATCTTTACTGGCAGATATGGTTCTTTGAAATCATCAGAGGATTATGTTATTGATGCTGTCCATGCTGGTTGGAGAAAATACAACAAGAAATATGGTGCTGGCAGTCGAGCATTTTTAGAACTGTTTACTCCTGGATGGAAGTTCCAGAGATCAGAAACTGGTGGTGGGTTCCACGCTTGGCATTCTGAACAGGGTTCTGGGAATAATCGAGGCAGGTTTGGTGTTTGGATGTTGTATCTAAACACTGTAGAAGAAGGTGGTAAGACTGAGTTTAAACACCAAGATCTGGCAGTTAAACCAGAGGCAGGAACTTTGCTTATTTGGCCTGCTGCATACACGCATGTTCACCGTGCTGCACGTGATCTTGTTGGGCATAAGTATATCGCTACTGGGTGGTTTGAATATCCAGAAAGAGTAGATGTTCGATAAAAAACACTTGACTTTTTATGAATGATATAGTATAACTAATTATTGACTTGGTGCCATAGCTCAGCTGGATAGAGCAAGAGCCTTCTAAGCTCTAGGTCGTAGGTTCGAATCCTACTGGTATCGCCATTTTTTAAGGAATGAATATGACTGAAGTAACTAATGAAGAACTAAATCTCAAGTTGGTCGTAACGACCTCTCTTTGGGCAAACTCCGCGACTGATGATATGCCGCTTTGGAAAACGGTTGGTGCCAAAGAATATGTCATTGCTCGGTTCACCGCTGAACCAACCCTCGAAGATCTCGGCAAGGCATGTGAATCAAAACGTCACCTGATTGAAACTCATACTAAGCAGTTCCACGAAACTCTTTCTGGTTGGCAGTTGTATCTGGATCAGAATCTTACTCACAACGAGTATCTTCAGTATAGTCTGACAGAGCAGGTTGAGTTTCCTGCTATCGATCTGACCGAAGTTGATGCTACTGAGGAACTAAAACAGATTGTTGGATGAACAAATTTACAATAATCCATACCTACTATAACGACCGAACACTTCTCGAGACTCAAATCGAGAGGTGGAAGGTGTATAACACCCCGATCAAGATTATCCTAATCGACGATGGATCCCAAGAGGTTCCCGCCGAGGAAGTCTTTCGGGGTGTTACATTTTCAGACAACATAGATCTTTCAGTATATAAAGTCACCAAGGATATTGGGTTCAATAGTCATGGTTGCCGCAATCTTGGTGCTATGCTTGCCGATACTGAGTGGTTGTTGTTCTTGGACATCGATTACACACTTCAACCCTCCGAACTGCACAGATTACAAAAAGAAGAACTTGATCCTCTGAAATTGTATGAGATTAATGCTCGCTACAAAGGTCGCGGCGATCCCTATGTTGCACTCAATCAGTTTGTTATCTCAAAGAAACTGTTTGTGGAATCTGAGGGGTATGATGAATCGTGGGTTCCATTCCATTATGGTGATCGAGAATTCCTGGGCAGACTTGCTGATATAAGCGAAAAAGTAAATCTTGAGTGGGTAAATCTAACTTGTCGTCGTGGTGGTAGAAAAGGAATCATTGATGATACTGCTATCATTCCAGTATATGATGACGAGAAAATGGTATTCTATACCAGAAAATTTGATCCAGATACAATAGAAAGAGTTCCATCTCGTATAAACTTCCCTTGGAAAAAAGTGTTTTAATAAATACTAATGGTGATTGCCTACCGATTACCAACGGTGTACCCGTAGTAAACACATTCTCTTAGCGAGAAAACATAGTAAAAGTCGGAGTAACGTAGGCATTTTTATTATAAATAGAGAGATACTATTGAACGGGAATCCCATGTTATCATTTACTCAATATCTCTCTGAAGCATCTATTAGGCAGGGTTTACCGCACCTGCATTCATCACCCACACCTGCAGGTGGTCAAACTCCCTCATTGTCTACGGATGAGTTCGAGAAAACCACTAAGGGTGGTAAAGTCCATATCCATCATGTAACTGAAAAGACCGATGGTCAAACGTTTAAGTTTGGGCACGATGAACAGGGATTCTACACTCAGCACTCAGGTTCTGGTAGCGATCGAATCAGAACTGGTGCAGGACATATTGAACGAGCAAAACGTAGAGCATCTGAGACTGGTAAGGAATATGATCCTACTGGTCCAACAGCAATGTCTAAGTTCCATGATGCTCTTCACTCAAACAGTGCACTACAAAATCATCTAGCGAAACATTACGAGAAGCACGGCGAAGTTGCTGTCAGCGGTGAAGCATTTAATCGCTCGCTCGCTCGTCCTGGAGACAAGAAAGATGAAGTGAAATTTGTTCACACTTCCTATTCAACAAAGGGATTGGGTAAACAAGGTGCATTTATTATTCACTCTAGGATGCCAACGAATCAGCAACACGATCCTGAACACTTTAAGAACAATTTGTCAGATGATAATATTAAATTCGATCATGATATTATTAAGCACACGCCATCACATGTCGATGTTAAAGATGAAGTAGCAGATTTTCATAAACTCGATCATGGGTTGATTAATACCAGAACAGTTCCCAAGAACAAACAAGCAAAACTCGCCGAGATTGAAAAGTTTAATAACATCAAAAAGCGTGTCAGTGCTAAGGTTTCTACACACCTTGGAGAAAAGAAAATCAAGAACAAATTTGGATCTGGTACTGAGGGACTGGTTGTTCACCCATCAGACGCTAATCCAGAAGCGACTCGTTTCAAGGCAATCAATCCTAAATTCAAAGAAGCGAAGTCTTCATCTAATCTATCGTTTGGGAAAAAATAATGAAAAGTTTTAAGTTCTTTCTAAACGAAGGTGGAAACATTAAAGTTGGTCCAAAGGGGCAAGAAACTTCTGCTGCTCCATTCCCAATTCAACATGATACCAGAGCAGCACGTAGAACAGATGTTCACACAGCGCTGAGTAAGATTCACGATGCGTTTCATAAAGAACATGGCGAGCATCTATTTGGTGCCGATAAAGAAAAACTAAAAACAGGTCATGTCTATTCAGGTTCTTCGCGTGATTTTATGGGAAACCATATTGACGACCACGAATTTGCCAGATATAAACCACATGTCGGCGATGTCGACGTTCAGGTCAGTCATGATCATAAAGACAAAATAGCATCAACTCTTGCAACAGGTAAAAAGTTTGGTAACTATACCGTCGCTGGAACTAAAAAGCACGGTAACGAAATCTCTGCAGTAATGCGCCACGAGAATGGTGAGCACCATCAATTTGATTTTGAGGGTGTTCATAATCCTGGATCTGAAACTGATAGGTTCCTTCATTCTTCTAGTTGGGAAGATACCAAAGCAGGTATTAAAGGTGTGCATCACAAGATGCTTATCAATGCAGCGGCAGGGTCAACGCATAAGTTTTCTATCTCACATGGTCTGCGTTCTAGATCAGATGAAAATGATGTTGGTGTTCAGCATCCAGATGAGATATCGAAACAACTATTTGGTGCTACTGCAGACCACAAAAAGATTGATTCATTTAAGGGTGTGGCAGAATTAATCAAGAAGCATATTCCAAAGTCACAACACCAAGAAATATATGACAAATTTAAAGCAGGTGTTGCTACCAAGAAAGGTATGGACCACGGTTCTGCTCTTGAGCATCTGCGAACTCACCTTGGTGTTAGCGATCGTGCCAACGAGTCATACATTGAGGAAGAAGCAGAACAACATGCTCATGTAGCATTTATGGGTGCATCCCCTCATACACATATGGGTCATCATATTGATGTTGTTGGTGGAATGGGCGCTGGTAAGAAGCATGTTGGTTTGTCTGGTAAGTCAGATGTGTTTTCTGATAAAGAAAGAGAACATATTGCTAATAAACAGTCAAACGGTGCTGCTGAATTCAAGGTCGAAAAGTCTGCTGGTCAAACGGTAGGTCGTGCATTTCATTCGTTGAGTGGTCCAAAGAAAGTATTACATCTTCACTTCGGACACGATCGTAAGGAAATGGCAGAGCGTTTAAAGAATTCGATTGAAACTGGAAAGATTCCGGAACTGAATGGTGAGAAACCACATAGAGTAGAAATACACTACCCGAAAGATGAAAACCGTTCACACGGTATGTCAGGAACAAAGATGCGCAACGCAGCAGCATCGGGTGATGAAAAGACATACAAACACCACCTCGGTTCTAACTTCTCTGATGCAGAATCTAAAAGTATTATGGATCGATCAAGAGTTGGAATCCTCGCTGGTAAAGTCAAATTAAAAAGGTAATAACCCATGGGCAAATTTCTAACATATCTTAAAGATATGATGTCAGAAAATGGCAATCCATCAACTAAGCGTATGATTGCTGTTGTTGCTACTATTCTTATTGCTATCGGTTTTATCGCGAATCTATTCTGGTCCTTCACAATTGAAGAGTTTATCTTCAACGGTGTAATGTATATTGTCATCGGTACTCTTGGTATTACTGGCGTAGAGAAGTTCGCTCCGAAGAAACCAACTAAGAAATCCGACGAAGAAGAATAAGGAATTAAATATGTTTGGTATGATCCCTCTCCCGTATAAATTATTAGCAGCAGCAGCACTCATTCTTGGAGTGTTTGTATATGGATATATGAAGGGATCTGCATATGCCGAAGCAGAACTTCAAAGATTCGCTGCAAAAAAGAGTGAACAGATTGCTGTCCTCGAAAAGAAAAATGCCGAAATCTCTGGTAAAGTTATTACCGAGTATGTTGATAGAACTAATATAATCAAGGAAAAAGAATATGTATACCGCGATATCGCTACGAACGTTGTCCCTGCTCAGTTTGAGTTGTCTAATGGTTGGGTGTTCCTCCACGACACTAGTGCCACATCCAGTGATGCCGACCCCACCAGAAGTTCTGATGCGAGCCCCTCAGGAATTAAAGACAATGAAGCCCTCCTCACCATCTTCAACAACTACTCCAGATGCGAGCAAAACGCCCAGCAACTGATCTCGCTACAAAAGTGGATTTCTGACAACAAGACAGCAATCGATGAGATGGCAAAGAAAGAGAAGAAAAAGAAGTAATGGCGTATAATCTTTTCCCAACATCAGAGCAAGATATTGATTCGGCTCTGAAAGGTCCAAAGCACACCCAAGTGTATCGCGATAATTGTAAAGCAGTATTTAATTTTCTGCGTAAAAAATATCCGAAGATCGATACTCCGATTAATATCGATCCCGCTGTACCTAAAATAAATGTCGTCCGTGCTATAAAAGGTTCTCTTACCGAGCAGCAAATCTTAACTCAGTCTGGAGTTAAGCAACCATTTAAAGTAAAATTTGGAGACGGTTCCTCTGGCAACAGAGGTGCTAAAAATCGCGGCAATGCTTTCGAAGATCAATTTACCCAAGCATTAACCGACTGGCGCAGTGATCCCGAGTCTGCTGGTATGGATAGAATGATCCTAGAAGCCATCCAAGGTCTAGATAAAACGTATGGTATTGGACAAGGTTCTGATTTCAAGGTTGATCCAGTTGGTGGCGATAATACCAAAAGACCGTTGTCATTTATTAGTGGAATTAAATTGACTAATACCAAAGGAGTTGGTAACGATATTGGTGCTGCAGTAACTGATATTACTGTGACGTGGGAAGATAAGAATGCCATTCCACGGACATTATTTCTCAGTTTGAAATTTGCGAGCACTGTTACGTTCTTTAATGTTGGCGTTCAAACTATTCTTACCAAGAAAGAAATTCAATCAGGTTCAATTACAAATAAAAATGGTCGGGCACTACTGGATTTATTTAAGATTGACCATCAAAAATTCTGCGATATCTTTAATGGGACTGGTAAGGGTGAAGTTGTGCCAGTAGTTTCTCCTAATTTACTTGGATTAAAGACTCTACTGGAATCTGGTATTGGGCATGGATACCACGTTATCCATAAATTTCCTGGGAAAATTAAATCATATAAAGTCGATGAAATCTATATGCGATCTGCCGCAAATGCTATGTCACAAACTATCTATTATGGTGGTAAAACTGGTAAGGGTAAAAGAATTGATATTGTAATTGACAGTCCTAAGTATGAATTCAAATTAAACATACGAGATTCGATGGGGAAAGAAGGGTTTCCAAGTCGTTTGATGTGCGATTTTAAATACAAGCAGTAATTATTATAAATATAGGAAACGACTGGAGAGTAACCCAAACATGAAAAATGATTCACCACCATGGCAAGAAGATCCTAAAAACCCGACTCGTCGATCAGGCGAGAAGCGTAAGGATAAGTATGGCAACGAAATCAAGAACGTTGCCAAGCACCTCGCACGCAAGGCGATGAATACGGTTAAGGAAGCAGTCTTTAAGAATTATCCTAGAGATGGATTCCCAGAAGAGGGTGACTATGGTTATCATGCAAATCCTGGTCTGAAACCACAAGAGAGTGATTCAGATAAAGATATGGATGTTGCATACAAGAAAGCAACCGAGCAAGAAGCTCGCAAACCATTGAATGCCAAGATTGTTGAACATGACAATTGTGGCACTCCAGACTGCTGCCAGACATGCGACACCGCAGATCTTGGAGAAGCATCAGCATTCGGAGATGCACGTAGAGACTTGCGTCGCGATTCAAAGGGACTTGCTCCAACTAAACGCGATGAAGATGACAGCGAATCAAAAGAAGATCCAGATGAAGATAAAACTCCTCACTTGGTATCGCAACTTTACAAAGCAGTCAGCATCAATAAAGCAGTTAAATTTAAGGATGGTAAGTCGCATACCATCGCACCGCACCATGCTAAGAAGTTTATCAATCAGTATCGTTCGCTTAAACCTGCAGATAAAGAAGAACTACAGAGCAAGGCACATGCCTCTCATGCAGAGTTTAAGAAAGCAATCAGCGAAGAACTCGTTGAGGACAATGATATGCCGAAAGGATTGCAAGATAGATCGCCTCGTGGCAGTGCTAGAGGAGCAATGGGTCGTGCTATCGCGAGAAAAGAACGTAACCTTACCAGAGCTCGTATGGATAGAGCAAAGAAGGCAGGTGCTAAACTGAAGATGGATCCAGATACTGGAACACCTGATCACTTCACCGCTGCTCAAAGACGCAAAAAAGGTTTACCTGAAGAAACTAAACTTGACACCAAAGGTAATATGAAAGAAGCAGCAGCATACCAACCTTCTGCTGCATACCAAGCTTCTCGCAACGCCAATCCTTATGCTAAACAACACCAAGATTCTATTGACAGACGCAACGCCAGCATCAAACGATCTCGGGATGCTGTTGCAGAAAGGCAACGCAAGAAAGCAGAGGAACTGCGCAGTGGCCTAAAGACCGTCAAAGAAGAAGCAGAACTCGAAGAAGCGCATGGCATGTGGAAGGTAGACTTCCCCAAGCAACATGCTGGTAAAGCAGTCGCTGCTGGTTCGGTTCACGTTAAGGCGCAGAACACTGCTCATGCTCACAAGGTTGCTGCTAAGAGAGTCGGTGTTGATCACAAGATGTTCAAGTCAAAGGTTACCAAGTCATCTATTCTTCCTGAAGAACTCGGCAAGAGCAACGAATGGGGAACTGATGCTCTGCGTCAGAAGTATGCGGCAGCGACTCCTGGACAAGAAGGTCTTGCTGCGAAAAAGATTCCGACATTCGATGCTCGTTACGATGATGTCCCGACACGATATATTGGCGGTATTCAGAAAGAAGAAACTCTGTCAGAAATTTCTGCAAGGGGTGTTATTGCTCGCCAAGATTTTAAAGCAAAATTGCAAAAGGTTCTTTCGGATCCAAAGGCAATCGCCAGAGCAAAGAAAACTATTGCTAAGAAAAAGGCAGCAGAAGCAGATGTCCCTAAGAATCTGGTTCACCAACTACACAAGTCTCAGTCGATTAATGCCAAGGTAAAGTTCTATGATGGTAAAGAGCATGAAATTGCTTCCAACCACCACGACAAGTTTATGAACAAGTACCACGGTCTGAAGTCATCGATCGAAAAAGAATCGTTGGTAAACCGTGCTCATAAGTCGCATGAAGAATTTTTAAAAGCGATCCACGAAGAATGGGCTGACTTTAGTCAGGAAAAACCTAACACTGATTCTATCAATCCTGCTAACTATCCTACTCCTCCAATGCATAATGACATGTTGGATTATAACAGCGATGATCGTCATGATGAATATGATATGGTCGCAATCGAAAATGATGTTACTTCTGAAATCGAAAATGCTGAGTGGGCAGATCTGGTTGACTATTATGATTACGAAGATCTAAACTACGAAGATTCTGATGAGGATATCGCTGAAGGTATTACTCCCCAAGGTCGTCTGAAGAAGCGTTTTAATATGATGCGAACAAAGGGTCGCCGTAATCTTGCAAGAAACATGGCACTAAAGCGTGTTGCAACTCCTGATCGTATTAAGTCAAGATCCGTTCGTGCTGCTCGTAACATGGTTTACAGCAGAGTGCTTCGTGGTCGCGATCGTTCTTCACTATCTGCTTCTGAGAAGACAAGATTAGAGGGAATGGTAAAGCGCATGGCACCGATGGTCGGTAGACTTTCGATTCGCCTTCAACAAAAAGAGCGCATGATCGATCGCAAAAGAATCAACAATAGAAACAAAAGAAAGAAAAAGTAATGCATTCTTTCGCTGAATTTATTGCTGAAACAGAAAAAACAGGTTGCACTTGTTGGACTGGTTACAAACGTAAACCAGGAACTAAACCTTGTGCAAACGGTTCTTGTATTAAAGAAGCAGCGATTGATGCCAAAGGACATAAGTCCTCTACTGGTGGTCTGACACAAAAGGGTCGCGATGCTTATAATGCTAAAGGTGGTAATCTACAAGCACCTGTAACTACTCCTCCTTCTAAGTTAAAGGCAGGTAGTAAGGCAGCAGGTCGTCGCAAGAGTTTCTGTGCTAGAATGTCTGGTGTAGAAGGTCCAATGAAAGATGAGAAGGGTCGTCCGACTCGCAAGGCATTAGCATTAAGAAAGTGGAATTGTTGACATGGACGAACTAGTGACATCAATGAAGATCGTACTCGCGAATACTTTCGCGATGTATTTCAAAGCACATGGGCATCACTGGAATGTAGAGGGTAAAGACTTCGCTCAGTTGCACGATTTCTTTGCCAATCTCTATCAGGAATTGTTCGCTGCTGCAGATGTTATCGCCGAACAGATTCGTGCATTAGATGACTATGCACCATATAATATGACTGAGTTGGCATCTACAACTACAGTTAAAGAGTCAAATATTTACGGCGTTGATGTTTCGGGGATGGTTGCAGATCTTATCGATGCTAATGTTTCCGTAATTGAAGCATTAAATACGGCACATAAACTTGCTGATGCAGACGGTAATCGGGGTCTTGTAAATCTTATTGAAGAACGTCTAGATATTCATGCAAAACATGCGTGGATGCTACGAGCGACCTCAAAATAATATAAATATAGAAAAGATTAGAGGAATCACAATGAGTCTAGAAAAAACAATCAGAGATACTGTCATTGCTGAATCGCACGATTTAGATGGTCGTCTTCAGCAACTAGTTCGCGCTGGTCTGATGCCAGCGAATACCATTCCGATTCTTCGCAAGGCAATTGTCAAGGTACAGGGTGGTATGACACTTCAGGGTGCTGAGCGTGATGTCATGGCAAACTTCATTAACTCGATGATGTTTATTGTTCTTGGTGACGATGCCATCTTCAATCGTGCTCGTGCTGGTGCTAAAACTTATGCTACTGAAGCAAAAGAAAAGACAGAGTATGACTACGAAGGTGACATGGCAATGGGTCAACTGAAGTCAATCATTGCTAACTCGCAACGTATGCATGATATGCTTTCTGATGACACCAACCTTCCTGAATGGGTTCAGTCGAAAATCACTCTCGCAGAAGATTACATCTCGACCGCCAGCAACTATATGCAAGGCGAGATGAGCGAAGAAACTATAAATGAATATGCTGCATTAGCAGGAGTAGCAGGTAGAATGATTGCATCAAAACTTGCTAAAAACGCAGGTGCTGGTGTTGCTACTCGTGCCATCGCTGGTGCCGCTGGATCTGCCGCTGCATCATCTGCAGTAAAGAAGTTTTCGTCCACTAAAGAAACCAACGAAGAAACAATCGAAGAAAAGCGTGGACTGTGGGATAACATTCATGCCAAGCGTAAGCGCATTAAGGGTGGTTCAGGTGAGCGTATGCGTAAACCTGGAAGCGAAGGCGCACCAACTGCTGCTGCACTAAAGGCATCTCAGACTGAGGAAGTCGATCTCGAAGAAGCAACATATTTTGTTCACACTGCTAATAATGCACATCATGTCAACGAAAAAATTCCCACAGGGAAAAAAGATGCGATGGGTCAGGCATTGATGACATCAAAGGTTGTCAAGTCGTTTCCTTATGGAGACACCCAATCAAAGCAAACATCTCCTGACCAGCACAAGGCTGCACATGCTCATGCCAAAAAACTGAATGCTGGTATGAAAGAAGAAATCGATCCGGATCTTGAAGCTGAACTGAAGGCGACTCGCGTGACAAAGAAGTCCATGGAAGATTCTAAGAAAACCCGCGAACGTGCTAGTGGCGTGAAAGAAGAAGCTGATTATTCTGAGAAGGGTGATGCTGAACGTATACGTAAGCGTCAAGAAGGATGGCAAAAAACATTCGATGCTGAGAAAGCAATGCAAAAAAAAGCAGCTGCTATTAAGCACGCTAATGAATTTCTAAAACGGTATAATAAAGAAGAAGTCGAATCAATCGATGAACTTTCAAATAAAACTCTGATTAACTATAAAGACAAAGCATGGCGCGAGATTCGCGATGCAGATGATAACGATGATGACCGTCATTATAATAAGAGAATGAAAGGATACAAATCGGCATTGAGAGCTGACCAGCGCAATTTTCAACGCATTCACGGTAACCTTGTCAATGGTAAGTTTACCAAAGAAGAAGTCGAGAATATCGATGAGATCTCAAAGGATGCTGCATTGAAGTATCTCTCTGCAAATAAGAAAGACGATGTTAAGGCTCGTGAAACTGGCGATTATGACAGAATGACCAAGCGTATGCGTGGGACCGATATCGCTGTTCGTAAGTATACAGCTAAGCCAGGTTCTAAATATGTTCGCGTTCCTGCTACAGAAGAAGTCGAGCAAGTCGATGAGATCTCGAAAGCAACTGCAGGTCGCTACATCAACAAAGCAAAAGACTCCATTGACACGACTTCTTGGAGGCAAGGATACAGAGAAGCTGGTGTTGGCAGTCCATCAGGTCGATTCGAAAAGAAGTTGTCGAAGCGTCATAAGGGTATTTCAATGGCAGTCAAGAAACTAACTAAAGAAGATATTGATGCAGTAAAGTCAATGAACGAGACATACAAGAACACGTTCGATGCTGCACTAGAACATTATAACATCAAGTCTCCCTCGGAACTTGGTGAAGAAAAGAGAAAAGAATTTTTCAACCACGTAGATCAAGAATTTAAAAAGGGAGACAATTAATGTCCGCATGGGGTAATAAAGACGATAAAACATCGGCAGGAACGGTAACTCTTACTGCACCTGCTATCACATTCAATGGTGCAACTGGACATGCTGCTGGAGTATATACTTCTGCTGCACATCCATTCCAACTTGGTGATCCTGTAGATTATTCAGATGGCGGCGGCACTCAAGTAGTCGGTTTGACTGATGGTGACACATATTTTGTAACTAATGTTACTACCAATACTTTCAGTGTTGCAACAACGGAAGCAAATGCACTTCACAATTTTCCAACTATCATTGCCTCTACTGATGGCGTTGGTGCTTCACATACCTTCACACTAAGTCTAGATTACGGTCGTGCTACTCTAACAGGTGACGGAACTAACTTCGATCCTGCTCTTGCAGTTGGTGATGTTGTTCGTGTAGGTGATCAGGAAATGATTGCTACTGCTGTTGCTAGTGACACAGTTGCTACGGTAATTAATGCGAATCCAGGATCAGTTCTTACTGTATTCTCTGCTCAAGAGTATACAATCAGCGAAAAACCAACATCTGTTGCTTCGGTTTCAACAGCGAATTTCCAGTCAACTCAAGTCTTTGGTGTTGACAACACTGAAATCGCTGCTGGTGGTGACAATGTTGCCTCGGTTGCACTAATTCAAGGTGGCACACGTTACCTCGAAGTTCCTGCAGTTACCTTCTCTGGTGGTGGGGGTTCTTCTGCTGCTGCAACTGCTTCCGTCTCAGGTGGATTAGTATCGGCAGTCGCAGTAACAAATACTGGTTCTTCATATGAAACTGTGCCAACTGTTGCTATTGCAAAACCAAAGCGCACTATTCTAACATCTGCTGTTACTATTGCTGAAGAGAAGTTTACTTATGCCACTCATGGTTTAGTTGCTGCGGAATCAGTTAAGTATTTCAATGGTGGTGGTGCTTCTGCTACTGGATTAGTTAATGATACTGCGTATTTCGTATCCGCTCTAGGGTTTACAACTGGTCTGTTCCGTTTGGCTGCATCGGAGTCTGCTGCCGCTGGTCGTACTGCTCTTGCTGGTGTTGCTATCTCTGGTACTGCTGGTGAGTTTACTTGCACCGCAACAACTCTAGCAGCTGGTGATCGTATTAGAATTACTGGTACACTAGGTGGAACTGGTACTATTACTGATTATGCAACAGGAACTATCTATACTGTTTCTGCTGTTACTGGTACTTCGCCATCCGTAACTGGTTTTACACTAACCACTGAAGCTGGAGGCGCACTCACAACTACTGCTGGTACGCCTACTGGTCTAACATACACACCATTTACAATCGTTCTGATCTCGGGCACGGGTAACAATGCTCAGTACTTCGAAATCCAAGCATCTGCTGATCAAGCAACTGCAACTGCTGCTAAGGGTACTGGCGAAACTGGTACTTCTGCCGCTCACTCTGGTTGGGTGCTGCGTACAGTTGGAACTGGTGCTAACGCTGGTCGTGTGAAGCACGAAGTTCTTGTAGCACTCTCTAAGAATGCTATTGCATCCAGCGATGCTGCTGATGATATTGAATTCCCAGACGCATAAGGCATTAGACAATGGCAGATAGCAAACTTTCAGCATTGACAACAGCGTCATCGCTTGTTTCTACAGACTTGATGTATGTTGTTAAACCAGCAACATCACCATATGATCACAAAGTAAGTATTGCTAATCTGTTTGGTGGTATTCCAGTTTCTGTGGTTTTAAACAGTAAACTGGTATTGAGTGGCACTACGCAGACTTTAACGTCTGCGGGTGCTATCAATGCGACTGCTCTCATAACTAAAATCACTTCACCTGATGGACCTGGAACACTTACCATCGCAGATGGTGTAGAAGGTCAGGTTAAAGTTATTGCTATGATATCAAACAGTGGTGGGCACAACTTGACTATCAGTTCTAATATTGGACATAGTTCTATTGTGTTTAATTCAGCAGGTGATACTGCTAATTTGATTTATCTAAGTAGTAATTGGTATTTCCTCGGAGGCACGGCAACGGTATCATAATATGATTAATGAATTGAATGAAGAAACTTTTTTAATGTTCGCAATTAAACACTATGATAATCCTGGATGTACTGGTATTTCAGATTTACAGGAAGATTTGAAACGTTTTGTTTATCTCCGAAGATTATTAACACGATACGAAAATACTAATGTTCTAAACGAACGTCTTATTATAAATCATTTGTTGGTTCTATATAATGTGTTTAATCAAGCAGCGACAGATATGATAGTTTATAAACTCTCCGATTTGATGCCTCTGATTAAACCATTTCTGGTATTTTTAAACCGAATGACCGATAGTGAGTTACCAGATGTTTTTATGGATCGCACGATCGTTAACAAGTTAAGAGGGATTTAATGGCAAGATTTGTCGATGCAATCATAACATATCGTATCTTACGTATGTTGACAACAGCATTTACTGATACTGATGCATATCGTCTCGGTATTATTGATGCGCATGGCGCTGTCATTAAGAAAGAACAAGATCTCGCGACAGAAGAAGAAAGAGAATCATATACTCTTCTACACCGTATGGTTTTTAAGTTGAAGCGAATTATAGAAAAGGTTCCATTTGAAAATAAACGATTCCTGTCATTTGCTGCTGCTATAGCACTTGTTAAAGAAAACGCTGAGTATGATGAAGACATTCTGGAAGAAATTTTTTATATGACAATGGAACAAGACGAAACTAAATCTCTCGCAGAACAATTGGAATCTGATACAATGTTGTCATTTAAAGAATATGTCGCCGAAGAAATGGGCGTCGGTGGCGGTGCTATTGCTGGTATCGGTATAAATAATCCAAGTATTCCAAACCAAGCGGAACCTGGAGTTTCAAAAGCTGCTCAGAAGAAGTGGCGCAAAAAGAATAAAATTATAAGAAGGAAATAATATGAAGGGATTATTAAACTTTGTTTCGGTATCGAAAGAAGTCAATACTCTAGAGGAACTAGAGATTGAAAAAGGCAAAGTCCAAATCATGATTATGAAGATGGCGGCGCTCACTTTGGGTTCCATTATGCTATCCGTTGTTGTAATGATGTTGATTGGGATGTTCATGCCAAATGATATCATTGATAACAATGAAATCTTCAAAATTATTGGTCCAGCATTCTCGATGATTGTCGGTGCATTTGTTGGCGCATTCGCTACGATGATGAATATGAAGGTTGCCGAATTCGATCCGAATGTCAAGGTTCAGGAACTCGGTAAGACAGACTATAAGCATCTCGCAGAAGCGCACACTGAACATGCCAAAGCAGAGTCGATCGAGGCAGATACTGAAATCAAACTGATGGCAGCGATCGATAAGTATAAAGACAGCGACGACGACTTCGGTCCATTTTAAGGGGTAATATATGACAAAACTAACTGAACATTTTGCCCTAGAGGAAATGACCGTCTCGCCAACCGCAAAGCGTCTTGGCATTCCTAACACACCAACTGCTGAGCATATTGAGAACATGCGCTACTGTTGCGAAAAGATTCTCGAACCTGTTCGTGCTAAGTTTGGTCCAGTAACAATCAACTCCTCATATCGTGCACCACTAGTCAATAAGGCAGTTGGTGGTTCGAAAACATCCCAGCACGTTAATGGTCAAGCAATTGACTTTGAAGTCAAGGGTGTTGACAACAAGAAAGTTGCTGACTGGGTTGCTGATAATCTAGAGTTTGACCAAGTCATCCTAGAATTCTATGCTGCTGGTGACAAGAACTCTGGTTGGGTCCATGCTTCAATTAAGAAGGAAGGTGGAAACCGCAAGCAGCGTCTGGTTGCTACCAAGTCCAAGGCAGGTGGCACAAAGTATACTCCTGTTGCTGACTTCGATCCTTCAACTACAAGAGAAGCAGGTGCTCCTGTTGTTCAAGCAGCAAAGGTTGTCAAGGCAGCACCAAAGGCAGCACCAAAGGTAGCATCTACTGCTGGACTTGGTCCAATGGAAGCACTTCAAACTAAGTGTGGTATTACTGCTGATGGTAAGTGGGGACCAGGAACTTATGTAAGTGCCAAGGGTTACTACAAACTGTCATCTGCACAAGCTGCACACTTCTTTGGACAGTGTGCTCACGAGTCGGGCAACTTTAAGGTATTCTCGGAGAACCTAAACTACTCAGACAAGGGTCTGAATGGCATCTTTAAAAAATACTTCCCAACAATCGCATCGACTGCTGGTTACGCTCGTAAACCAGAGAAGATTGCCAACAAGGTCTATGCTAATCGTATGGGCAATGGTCCAGAATCTTCAGGTGATGGGTATAAGTTCCGTGGTCGTGGACCAATTCAGTTAACTGGTAAGGACAACTATACTGCATTCTCGCAGTCGGTTGGTCGTCCTGATGTTCTAACCAATCCAGACATCGTTGCAACCGAACTGGCATTCGAATCAGCACTATGGTTCTTCAATAAGAACGGTCTGTTCGCAATCGCTGACAAGGGTGTTACCGATGCAGTTATAGGTCAGATTACTCGTCGTGTAAACGGTGGTACGCATGGTCTAGATGATCGTATTAAGAAAACAAAACAATTCGCAGCATGGGGATAACAGATATGTTTAACAAAATTAAAGAACTCATCAAAACTCTATTCGGTTTTGCAGATACAAACAAAGATGGCAAAATAGACGTTGCTGAACTTACTGCCGTTGTCGACAAGGCAGAAGCAGAAGTAGCGATTGTCAAAAAAGTAGTCAAGAAAATCCGCAAACCAAAAGCAAAGTAAATGGCGGAGTTAGAAACTAAAGTCGCAATTCTAGAGCACGACCTGAAACAAATGCAGGTCGTGTTCGCTCGTCTGGATACCGTAATAGAAAAGATGACCGATGTTTCTAACTCAATCAATAAAATGCTTGCCGTGCACGATTTAAAACTAAGCGGACAAGAAAATGTAAATCAAGATCTCTACGATGCGATGGAAGTCCATCGTAGAGAATCAACTGAAAACAATAAAGAACTTCACTCTCGCATCACAACTACAACGAGAGAACTCTCAGATAAAGTTGACCAAACTGAAGTTAAGATCATGACATCGATCAAAGAACTCAAAGAATCGATTGATAAAGAAGAAGAAAAAAACAAAAAACGTATTGACAATTTGGAAAAAACCAAGTATATTATGATTGGTGGTGGTATTGTTCTTGGTGCAATCATAACCAAGATACTTCCAATGATATTAAAGTTTTTTCAATAAATCCCTTTACTTCCGCCCCATAATGGGGTATAACTATATTATGAGTTTATATATTGACATCAAGTATCTCCATTCGATTTCATATCGACTAGAGAATTTCAAGAAGAAAACCCAAGATCTATTCAACTGCAGATGTCCAATCTGCGGCGACTCACAACGTAATAAGAGGAAGGCACGAGGATACTTCTATCGTGGTAAGAACGATCTGTATTACAAGTGCCATAAGTGTGGCGCGAGTCAACACTTTGGAACATTCCTCAAGAACTTTGATGCCACCCTCTACAGTCAATATGTCGTAGAACGATATGCAGATGGTGCTCACAACAAGACTTCTCATAAAACTGTAGAATCAGTTCTAAAGTTTGAAGAACCAAAGTTTACTAAGAAACCAGAACCTAAACTGCTCGACTCGATTATGGATCGACTTGATACGCTACCAGATGATCATGAGGTAATTCAATATGTTACTGACCGCAAAATTCCTCGCGATGCTTTTGATAGGTTGTATTTCATTCCTAATGTTAAAGATGTCATACAGCTTAATGACAAATATAAAAACTCGATCATTACATCTGAACCGAGACTCGCGATTCCTTTTTTTGATGGCGCTGGTAAACTCCTTGTTGTTAGCCTTCGCGGAATCAGAGGCGAGTCATTACGTTATATTAACATTAAGGTAGACGAAGATGCACCATCGATTTTCGGTCTGGATAGGGTCGATCCTACAAAAGAAATACTTGTTGTCGAAGGGCCCCTTGACTCCCTTTTTCTGGATAATTCTATCGCTTGTGCTGGAACGTCATTCGGAAAAATCGACCAACTTCCGTTACAAAAAGAAAAAATAACAATTATTTTTGATAATCAACCAAAAAACCGAGAAGTCGGTAAGTTAATGAATAAGTATATTGATATGGGGTATAAGATGGTCATTTGGCCAGATGTTCCAGGAAAAGATATTAATGAAATGATTGAAAATGGATTGACTTCTGGTGAAATCCAGAGTATTATAAATGATAATACGTTTCAAGGACTATCAGCAAAGGCAAAGTATATGATGTGGAGGAAAGTATGAGCGAACTTGTCGCTAATGAATATGGCGTAGAACTCGCTCATTTTCGAATCACAAAGTTGCGTATTCATCGCACAGACGGTAAGTGGTTGGTAGAGTATCGCCGCGAACCTCGCTGGTTGCTTGGTCTCGACCGCTGGTGGTGGTTCGATGATGGTACGTATATCGATTATGCCGATGCATCTAATCGTGTAGATCATCTTCTGGGTGTTGGATATGTTAGTAGGGCACAGTTCCAAAAAGTCAAAGAATTTGAGGTTGAGTAATGCTATACACTGGGTCGGGAAATCTTCCACATCATATCTACTGCTGGGTAGACTCATCGTTCATTCGTAAGGGTGTAGAACCATATACCTTTGAACCCTGTGTTTGGTTTGCATTGCATTCAAAACCTGGACACTCATGGGGGTGTCATATCATGCTTGAATGTGGTGCAGTCTACCGTGGTGTTCCTCCGCATGCTCTAGCATTTTCTGTAGACCCAGAACCAGCGTGGACTCTTGAAGATACACAGGTATGGGATTGTTATGGTGATCAGTTCTCAGTTATTCGTTATGATTATCTGAACAGTCAGCGAGCAGAGATTCGTAGTACTGGGGAGTTTGGTCGCTATCTGTTTACTGCCATTCCTATGAACGATGGTTACAGTATGCATCCTTCGCAGTCTAAGGAGTTTATGTTTATAGAACTAGACAACGGCAGACTTTGTATTATGCCTACAAACGAGTTGAGATTTCATGATAAATCTTATACTGAAGGCGATTGGCCCACTAATATTAAATTGAATACAACATCATGGAGAGTTGAATGAGCGAAGTAAATCTGATCGGACTTACAAAACCAAGTGCGTATACAGAATGTAGTACTGCCAATGAACTGGTTGCATGGGCAGCAAGAGTATCTAATCCGTCAAACCAGAACAGCACCGCAACAGCACCTAAACTGGTTCAGTATCTTATTAAGAACCAACACTGGTCACCACTGGAGATGGTACATGTATCAATGGAAATTAAAACAACTCGTGACATCGCTAGGCAAATTCTTCGCCATCGATCCTTTTCGTTCCAAGAATTTTCACAGAGATATGCAGACCCGACTACAGACCTTGGATTCGTCATTAGAGAAGCACGACTACAGGATACCAATAACCGACAAAACTCGGTGGAATTGGGATCCGACGACAACGCATTGGCCGAAGAATGGGCAATGAGACAGGTAACTGCTACTGATGCTGCCTTAGATGCTTATGAGTGGGCGATTGAAAACGGTATCGCAAAGGAGCAGGCACGTGCTGTTCTGCCTGAAGGTAATACCGAATCAACTATCATCATGGCAGGTTCGCTGCGTTCGTGGGTTCACTACTGCCAGTTGCGTATGGATAAAGCGACGCAGAAAGAACACCGTATCGTAGCAGAACAGTGCTGGACAATAATCGGTCAACACTTCCCCGATGTAATCAAGGCACTAGATGACATGACAGCGTGGGCAGAGTTTGAAAGGAAACTTCCGTGATTAATTGGTTAGTATATAATAAAGATGATATTGTTGTTGCAGATGTTGAGTCTGAAGAAGAAGCACTCGAAGTCGTAGAAGATCTTACGGAAGATCCGTGGTGGAAAGACGAAGCACCTTATAGAATAGAAATGTTACCATGAATAGTCTAGAAAAAATATGGTCTCGAGCAACTGGTCATCTTATGGGTTCAACAGACGAAGATAGACCTGATGTTCCTATTCTTACAATACAAGAAGCACGTGTTGCGTTGTTTCTCAAAACATTTTGGGTTGTGATACACATCGTTACGTGTTTTGTAATTATTACCAACACGATACGGCATTGGTAATATGACAACAGTTATAGTTAAGGAAAATGATGATGGTGAATTATATATAGAGCTTCCGCACGATCTATTGAAGACCCTTCACTGGGATGAAAACACAGAACTAATTTGGTCCGATCAACATGATGGATCTTGGGCATTGACAAAGAAAGAAAATATTATGAATAACCAAAAAGACGTTACCGAATTTATGATTGCAGCAGATCAATATGTGGGCACAACTCCGCATCTAAATGATGATAATATGGCGCAAGCAAACCTATATATTAATCTGATCGATGAAGAATACCGCGAACTTTGCGATGGTTTTCTTCGTCGTCATATTGGAGACATTGCTGACGGTGGTGCCGACCTAGTTTGGGTTGTTCAAGGATTGTTTGCAACTCTTGGTATCAACTTTGAAGAGGTGTGGAAAGAAGTTCGTGCTTCTAACATGAGTAAGGTTTCTGATAATGGTAAGATTAAAAAGCGTGAGGATGGTAAGATTCTTAAACCAGAATCATATTTCAAACCAGACATCGAAAAAGTGTTGAAGGAACAGGGACTATAAATGGCAAGAGAGAATTATCTGGATATTGAGATTGACTTATCACGGGACTCCCTGTTTGACAAACTAGGTATTCAGCGACTTCAAGAATCATACATGAAGGACGACGAAACGTCTCCGCAGCATCGGTTCGCTTTTGTTTCAAAGACGTTCGGTTCTAATCCTGCACATGCGCAGCGTCTATACGAATATGCATCAAAGCACTGGTTGTCATACGCGACTCCGATCCTCTCGTTTGGTCGGTCAAAGCGTGGTATGCCAATCAGTTGTTTCCTAAACTTCATTGATGATACTGCGGAGGGTCTAGTTGAAAATCTTTCAGAAACTAACTGGTTGTCTATGCTT